GCGTGCCAATCTTACGGGTGCCAATCTCACGGGTGCCTATCTCACGGGTGCCTATCTCGCGGGTGCCAATCTCACGGGTGCCAATCTCACGGGTGCCAAATTCGAAAATACGAAATGGCGCGACAGGATGATTATCACCCGCGCCCCACTCCAGCTCTCAGGCCTGCCTTATATGGTTTACATCCTGGACGATCGCATGCAGGTCGGGTGCGAGCTGCACAAGCTGGCCGATTGGGCGACGTTTGACAATAAGCGGATTGCCCGCATGGGTGGCGTCAAGGCGCGGAAATTTTGGGACGCCTACGGCCCGGCGCTGCTCGCCCTGGCTGCGGCGGATGGCCGGAAATGACCCGCCGCCAAGCCCGCCAGCTCCGCCGCGCAGCGCTGGACTTCCTGGCCCTGCTCGGGGTGTTCACCCTGCTCTATGCCGCATGGGTGGCGCTATGAACTGGCACCAGATTGAGGATATCACATCATGGCCGTGCAAATCGCATTGATCCTGCTGGCCGCCTTCGGCGGCGGGCTGGTAGGCTATGGGTTGCGCTGGCGGCACAAGCTGCCGCCCCGCGACGCAAGAGGCCGCTTCACATTCAAGACCAAATCTTTGTATTAGGGGGACCAGATGAACCGACAGCTTGAACTTGATTTGCAGCGCTCCAGCGAGCGCGAAAGGGAATTGCAGATGGAAGTTGCCAGCCTGCGGGCGCAGCTCGGCGGCATCAAACTCTATGCCGACGAAGTGAGCGCCGAGAACAAGATGCTTCGCTTGCAGCTCAAGGGGGTGGACAAACTAGAACAAGGGAATTAAGCTCTACCCTCAATTTTGTGGAGACAGAAGACCATGCGCCTTGTAACGCTGGACTTTGAGACATTTTTCTCAAATGACTACACTCTGTCGCGGATGACGACAGAGGAATATATCCGCGATCCGCGTTTCAAGGTGCATTTGGTCGGGCTCAAGCTCGGCGATCAGCCCGCCTCCTGGCTGGCCGGGCCGAACGACAAGAATTTTGTAGAGGATGCCGACCCGGCGCTGCCGTTTAAAGACGCCCGCTTGCGCGAGCTGATTTCAACCTCCGCCGTGTTATGTCATCACGCTCATTTTGACGGCGCTATTTTATCGCACGTCTATGGCCTCAAACCGGCCTTTTGGTTTGATACCCTCTCAATGTCGCGGCTGATCTTTGGCACCGAAGTCGGTGGAAGCCTTGCCAAGCTGGCGAAGCATTTCAAGCTGCCGGACAAGAACGTGCCCTATGATCTGTTCAAGGGGCTGCGCGACCTTCCGAGAGACATCACGGAACAGCTTGGCGCGGGGTGCGCCCATGACGTGGAGCTGACCCATATTATTTTCAAAAAATTACTGCCGCTGATCCCGCGCTCCGAGCTGCGGATCATTGACCAAACCATCCGCATGTTTACCGAACCGCAATTGCTGCTGGACGTGCCCGCCTGTCAGGCCGAGCTGGATAGCCAGCGGGCAAAGAAGGCCAGCCTATTGGCGAAGATCGGCGCGACGGCGGAGGAAATGGCAAGCTCGGCGCAGTTCAAGACGCTGCTGGAGGCGCTGGGCGTGCCCTGCCCGATGAAGACCAGCCCGACCAATCCCGAAAAGGAGATCCCGGCCCTGAGCAAGACCGACCAGGGCATGAAGGATTTGCTGGAGCATGAGAACGAGACGGTGCAGGCGATGGCCGCCGCCCGCCTGGGCGTCAAATCGACCATCGGCGAGACGCGGGCCGAGCGGCTGCTGGGCATGGCGACGCGGGGACCGTTGCCGGTCTATCTCAAATATGCCGGAGCGCACACCATCCGCTTCGCTGGCGGGGACAAAGTGAATTGGCAGAATTTCACCCCAGCACTGAAAAAGTGCATCGTCGCCCCTAAAGGCTATCGCGTCGTCACGGTGGACAGCTCGCAGGTGGAGTGCCGGGGCGTCAACTGGCTGGCCGGGCAATGGGATGTCCTGGACAAGTTTGCACGCGGCATCGACATCTACAGCGAGAACAGCACCGCCTTCTATGGCCGCCCGATCACGCGGACCGACAAGAAGGAGCGCCATTTGGGCAAGACAATTGAGCTGGGCTGCGGCTACGGCATGAGCGCGGGAAAGTTCCAAATTGTCTGCCGTCAAGGCGCGCTGGGCGGGCCGCCGATTGTCCTGACCGATGACGAGGCCAAGGCCGCCGTGTCGCTGTACCGCACCAGCCACCCGCAGGTGGTGCGCCTGTGGCGAGAGGGCGACCGGATACTGGAAGCCCTGTTCTCCGGTGCGAGCTGCGATTGGGGGCCGCTCCGCTGTCACCGCCAAGCCCTATGGCTTCCGAACGGTGCGCCGTTGTGGTATCGCGGCCTGGAGCGGCACATGGACAATGGCCGGGTGCAGTTCACCGTGGACCGGGGGCGCGGGCCGCAGCGCGTCTATGGGGCGCTGCTGGTCGAGAACATCACGCAAGCCCTGTTCTCCGGCCTGCTGATCCGGGAAGCCATGCTGCGCATCGGCGCTCGCTATCCGGTGGTGCTGCAAGTGCATGACGACATCACATTTCTCGCCCCCGAGGCGGAGGCCGATGAAGCCCTAGCGTTTGCCCTGGCCGAAATGAAGCGGGTGCCGAGCTGGTGCCCCGGCATTCCCCTTGACGCCGAGGGCGGCCATAGCGAGAGGTACGACAAATGAGCATGGTCTGGTCCTATTCCTCGCTTGATCTGTTCACCACCTGCGGCAAGTGGGCGTATCACAAGCACGTCGCCAAGGACATCAAGCCCGAGCCGGATACCCCGGAGCAGGCCAAGGGCAACGCGGATCACAAGGCGCTGGAGCTGCGGCTGAAAGAGGGCCGCCCGCTGCCGCCCGCGCCGGGCTTCTATGAGGCCGCTTGCGCGTCGATAGAGGCGCAGGCCAAGAAACTGGACGTACCGGTGCTGACCGAGTTCAAGGTTGGCATCCGCAAGGACTTCACCCCGACCGGCTTCTTTGCGCCGGATGTGGATGGCCGGGGCGTGCTGGACGTGGCGCTGGCCGGGCCGCGAGCTGCGGCGATCTTCGATTGGAAGACCGGCAAGGTGAAGGAAAAGCCCATGCAGTTGGAGCTGTTCGCCCTGTTTGGCTTCGCCCATTGGCCGAGCGTCGAAACGATCACCACAGCCAATATTTGGTTGAAAGTCGGTAAGATCGGCACGCCGCGCACCTTCCACCGGGCCGACCAGGGCAAGATATGGTCGGCCATCCTGCCGACCATCAACGCGGTGCGTCGGGCCGAGGAAACGGGGGATTGGCGGGCCAAACCGTCGCCCTTGTGCGGCTGGTGCCCGGTCTTTTCGTGTCCCCATAACCCGAGGAAATCATGACCGAGGAGCCCCCCAAAGTCGTCAGCATGTTCGACCGCAAGCCGGTTGACGCGGGCGAGATTAACCCGGTGGTGGTCAAGCTGCTGGAGGACTTGCTGGCCGAGGCCAAGCGAGGCGAAGTGACCGGCTTTGTCGGCGGCATCCTCCGCCCCAACGGGACGGGCGGCAATGCCTGGGCAATCCCTAACGACAAGCTGTTGGTTGGCGTCGGCGTGGCCGCTATGGCGCTGCGCTGTTTCCAGGATATGCTCATGCTGGTGCCCCGATGAAGTCCGAGGCGCTGGTCAAGCGCGACATCAAAACCTTCCTCAAGGATATTGAGGGCTGCTGGTTCTTCATGCCGGTGCCGACCGGATACGGGGTACGCGGCATCCCCGACTTTATTGGCTGCTACCGGGGCCGCTTCTTCGCCCTGGAGGCCAAGAGCGAGACGGGCACCTTGTCGCCTTGGCAGGAGCGGATGCAGCGCGAGATTATGCTGGCCGGGGGTTTATGGATGCTGGTGCGCGACGTGGAGGCGATCCGCCATGTATTTTTCTGAGCAGCATAAGGCCGTGGTCTACAAGCTGCGCTCGCCCGAACAGGTGTTGCAGTGCATCCCAATCGCCAAGAAGATCGACGCCCATACCGTGGCGGTGCCGGTGCGCCATGACACGATGCTGATTTGCCACCAGCTCGGGCTCCCCACCGTCAACCCGATGAACGTGACCTATGATTGGCCGGGCCGCTTCGCGCCGTTCAATCACCAGCGCGTCATGGCGGGCTTCATGGCGCTGCAAGCCAAATGCTTCAACCTGTCCGACATGGGCACCGGCAAGACGCTCGGGTGCCTGTGGGCCGCCGATTATCTCATGAAGCTGGGGCTGGTCAAAAAGGTGCTGATCGTCTGCACCTTATCGACCATGAATAACGCCTGGGGGGACGAGATTTACCGCCACTTCCTCGGCCAGCGCTATTTTTCGATCCTGCACGGCTCGGTGGAGAAGCGCATGGACGAGCTGGCGAAGGACGTGGATTTTTACATCATCAACCATGACGGCATCAAAGTGCGCGGCATGGCCGACGCCTTGGCGAAGCGCACCGACATTGATCTGGTCATTGTGGACGAGGCCAGCGCCTTCAAGCACTCCGGCAATATCCGCTATCGGATGCTCCGCGCCATTCTGGCGGGCAAGCCACGTGCTTGGCTGCTGACCGGCACCCCCGCCGCCAACACCCCAACCGATGCCTGGGGCATCGCCAAGCTGATCGGCGCGACCAACACCAGCTTTTTCGGTTTCCGCGACCGGACGATGGTTAAATTATCCCAATTTAAGTGGGTGGCCCGGCATGACGCCGCGCAGACCGTGGCCGCCACCCTCCAGCCCGCGATCCGTTTCAAGCGCGAGGATTGCATTGATCTGCCGGAGTGCATGACCGAGACGCGGGAAGTGCCGCTGTCCGACAAGCAGAAGAAAGCCTATGACGACATGAAAAAGCAGCTCGCGCTGACCATGACGGACGGCACGCAGATCGACGCGGTGAACGAGGCGGTGCTACGCGGCAAGCTAATACAAATCGCCTGCGGCGCGATCTATGGCCCCGACCATGAAGTACATCACTTGGACGCCGGGGCCAAGGTGGATGAACTAAAACAGGTACTCGATAGCGTTTCTGCCAAAACCATCGTTTTTGCCCCATTGACCAGCGTGGTCAATATGCTCTATCGTGCCCTTTCTAAAGAGTATCCGACCGCGATGGTGACGGGTTCGGTAAGCCAAAAGAACAGGACGGAGATTTTCCGCTCTTTCCAATCGGAGGCCAACCCGCAAGTGATCGTCGCAGACCCGAGGGCAATGGCGCACGGCCTGACTTTGACCGCCGCCAATACCATCGTGTGGTTCGGGCCGATTGACAGCCTGGAGGTCTATTTGCAGGCCAATGCACGGATCAACCGGCCCGGCCAGAAAAATCGGATGTTGGTGGTTCATCTGGCTTCGACGCCGGTTGAACGGGAAATATACCGGCGCTTGAGCGAGAAGGAGAGCTTGCAGGGTGCCATACTCAAGATCGTGGAGAACGGGAAATGACTGCAATTACCAAGGATGTCGTGATCGGCAAATATGTTGCCCTGCGCGACCAGATCAAGGAAATCAGCGAGCGGCACACCGCCGAGCTGACCCCATTCAATGAGCAGATGGAGAAGATTGAGGCTTGGCTGCTCGCCAATCTCAATCAGGACGGGGTGAACAGCTACAAGACGGCTATGGGCACCGCCTACAAGTCCACCACCATGAGCGCTCGCCTGGAAGATCGGGAGAGCTTCATGGTTGCAGTCCTGCGCCCGGTGGCGGGCGAGTTGATGAAGCATATCCCCGTCCCCAAGGAGCAATGGGCCGAGGATTTGGGTGTCCGCGTAGTGCGGGCGCTGCTGGCCGCCGATTGGTCGCTGGCCGATGTCCGTGTCAACAAGACGGGCGTCAAGGAGTTCATGGAAATGAACGGCGGGCAGGTGCCGCCGGGCGTGGCCGTGGAGCATATCACCAAAGTCAACGTGAGGAGAGCATCGTGACCGAAAAAGTACAGGGACGGCTGGCTTCCAATGAGGAAGCGCAAGCCCTTCACCAGCAGCAAGCCGCGCTGCAAGTGATCTTCAATGACCGCCAGACCCGGCAAGTCGCGCTGGATATGGCCCTTCGTTATTTCCCGGCCAAGTCGGCGGCGCAGCTCGTCGCCAGCGCCGGGGAATTTGAGAAATTCTTGAAAGGAGAACACGCATGAGCAATCAATTGGTCCTCGCCCCGGAATTGTCGGGGCTTCCGGCTAGCTTGAAGGAGTGGGCGACCGGCCTGCTCGGGCTGGCCGACGCCGCTGGCGGCGGCATCCAGGGCGGCGGTCATCCCCGGCTGTCGATCAAGGGCCGCCAGTTCACCGCAATCACGATGGATGGTGACGAAGTGCGGGTTGGCAACTTCTCGCAGCAAGTCGGGGTTTTCGTTGACGCCATTGTGGTCGGTGCCAATCCGGCCATTTCCAAAATCTACTATGACAAGCCTTTCGATCCCTCCACCACGGAGCCGGTGTCCCCCACTTGCTTCTCGGATAACGGCATAGGCCCGTCATCCCGCGCCGAGACGCCACAGTGCGCCACCTGCGCAGCCTGCCCGCATAATGCCTGGGGCTCGAAAGTCACCCCCGGCGGCGCGGCGATCAAGGCATGTGCCGACGCCAAGAAGCTGGCCGTGATCTTGACCGAGGACATCCAGGGGCCGGTCTATGAGTTGCGGGTGCCCGCCGCCAGCATGAAGGCGTTCGGCGCGGTCAACAACGATCTGAAAGGTCGGGGCGTGCCCCTGCCGATGGTCGTGCTGTCCCTGTCGTTCGACCAGCAGGCGACCTATCCCAAGCTGGCTTTCAAGGCAACCCGCTATGTGGACGCCAAGACGGAGCTGCCGGTGGTGCAGGAAACCCTGCGCGACAAGGGCGAGGAAATCGCCGAGGCCGTAGGTACCAAGGACGTGCCCGCGCAGACCGCCACCGCTGCCCCGAGCAATGTGGTGTCGCTCCAGCAGGCTCCGGCGCATGTCCAGCAGGCCGCCGCGCAGCGGGCGGCACCGGCTTCGCAGCCGCAAGCCGAGGCTCCCAAGCGCACCCGGCGCTCGGCGGCGCAGGTGGCCGCTGACAACGCCGCGCAAGCGGCGGCGCAACAGGGCGCGGTTGGCGGGGGGCTCGGTTCCTTCGGTGGCCTGGGCGCTGCTCCGGCCCCGCAGGCCGCGCAGCAGGCGCAGGGAGGCTTTGACGATGCTCCCGGCGCAGCCGGTACGGCGGTCCCCTCCGACGCCGCCCTGGACGGCATCCTGAGCGGGATTGACTTCGGGTAATGCGCGACTTCAACGCGCTGTTGGACGAGTGCCGCCTGCGGGCGGCACTCTCTACCTCCGACCTAGCCCTGTGGTTCGGAGTGCCGCGATCCTCAATTTACAACTGGTTGCAGGGCGTCCAGCCGCACGAATTCAAGCGCGAGGCGTTGCACGCCCGGCTTATGGTCTTGGTCAAGCTGCTGAATAAGCCGACAAGCCCCTTCCCGGTGCCCCCCGGCAAGAGCCAATATACGCGCCGCAGTTATATTAGGGATGTCCTCCATGTCGCAACAGGCCAAAAACTTCCTTGAGCTGATCCTGCCGCCAACCGGCATTTTCTGCGCCATCCATTTCGTCCCTGCGGAGCCCAAGCCCATCGCCACCCATGAGTGGTATGGCTCGGCGCAGGAAGTGGCCGACCGGGTGCTGTTCTGGAGCGCCAAGGGCTTCGATACCTATCACGCCTGCGCCAGCTACAGCGAGGCGGGCACGGCCTACAAGGGCCGGTCGCAGGCCAAGGTGGAGGCCGTCAGATCATTCTGGCTTGATATCGACTGCGGCCCCCAAAAGGATTACTCGGACCAGCGTGCCGCCGCCCTTGCTCTTGGGCAGTTTTGCCAAGCCACCAAATTGCCCATGCCAACCATCGTCAGCTCGGGCCGGGGCTTGCACGTCTATTGGCCGCTGACGACGCCGCTTGAGGCGACGGTCTGGCGCAAGCACGCTCAAGCGCTCAAAGCGCTCGCCGTGCAGCATGGGCTCAAGGTCGATACTTCGCGTACCAGCGACCAAGCCAGTATCCTCCGCACGCCGGGCACGCATAATTACAAGTCCTCCCCGATAGGGGTGGCGCTGCTCGCGCAGAAAGGACCGTTCACCAACGATGAAATCTTAGGCATTTTGCAACCCTCCACGGTTCCCTCAAATCTAGGCGCTGCCCCCGCCGAAATTCAAGCTGCGGAAATTACCCATTTCGACGCAGGAAAGATTGGAGGGGGGGATTATAAACCGTCCTATGCCGCGCAGATCGCTCCGGTCTGCCCCCAGCTCAAAATCATCCGCGATCTGCGCGGCAACGTCCCCGAGCCCATCTGGTATGCTGGCTTGACCGTCATTGGTCGCTGCGCCGATGGCGACAATCTGGCGCATGAGTGGAGTGCCGGGCACCCCAACTATTCCGAGGAGGAGACGGACAAGAAGCTGGCGCACGCAAGGGCCGCGCCCGGCCCCGCCACCTGCCTCCAGTTCGCCGCGCTCAATTCCGGCCCCTGCAACAACTGCATCAACAAGGGCAAGATCAAATCCCCGATCACTTTGGGCGTCACCGACAAGCTGGACCCGGCCAGCACGCCCGACATTGAGGCCAACGGCCTGCCCAAGATGCCCATCGGCTACCATTGGGGTCATGGCAATTCGGTCTGCTATGAAGAAACCGACAAAATGAGCGGCACGCGGATCGTGGAGGTTCTTTACCCTTATCCGGTTTATCTGGAGGCGATCCGCGAGGGCGAGACTTCGGTTAAGACGCAATATGTGGTCCGGCATTGGACCCCCGGCATTGGCTGGCGCACCTTTACCCTCAATGCAATGGACGCGGCGGGCTCCCAGCTCATGGGCTTCCTGGCGACCTATGGGGTGAAGATCGCCGCCAGCAAAATGAAGCGGATGCAGGATTATCTGCATGTCAGCATCGCCGACTGTGTTGAGAAAATGAGGCGTGAAATGGGCTATGAACAATTCGGCTGGAAGGCCGACAACTCCTTTGTGTTTGGCTTGCGGCAGTACAAGCCGGACGGCTCGGTGACGCCGGTCGGCGGCATCATCCAGGTTGAGCAGCGCGGCGCGATGATGGAGCCGCGTGGCACCCTGGCCGAGTGGCAGCGGGCCGCGCAGCAGTTCTTTTGCGCCGACATGCAGCCGCACGCCTTCACCTTCCTCTGCGGCTTTGCCGCGCCCCTCATGCACTTCACCGAGAGCCCCGGCGTCATCGTGTCGCTGGTCGGCGAGAGCGGCGGCGGCAAGTCGCAGGCCGCCTTTGGCGCGGTGTCGATTTGGGGCGAGGAAAAATCGCTGGTGTTCAAAACCGGCGATACTCCCAGCTCGCGTTTCAACTCGTTCGGCGTCATCAACAATTTCCCCATCGTGGTCGATGACGCGCACAAGATGACCGAGGAAGAGGCGCGGGCTTACGCGCTCAATTTCACCGATGGCCGGGACAAACTGCGCTCGCAGATGGATGGCAGCGTCAAGATGTCGTCGGCGAGCTGGTCCACCATCCTGATCGCCACCTGCAACCACTCGCTGGTGGACAAGATCGGCACGCCGGAGGACGCCAAGCGCATTTTCGAGTTCCCGGTGCCGAAGTTCGGCGACAAGGTGACGCTGGAGGAAGGCCACCGGCAAATGCGAGCGCTGTGGGCTAACCGAGGCGTCGCTGGCGACTATTATGTGCGCCGCTTGGTGAAGAACTACCCTGCCGTCGCCAAGCTTGTCAGCGACAGCGTGACGCACTATAGCCGGGTGCTGGGCAACCGCCCCGAGGACCGCTTTTGGGTGCGCCTGCTGGCCTGCGTGGCGGCGGCGGCCCGGCTGACCAACGCAATGAGTATCCTGGAGTTCTCCACCCCCTGGGTGATGGATTGGGCGGTGGACCAGATCGTCAACCTCAAGATCAACAACCTCGCCAACAGCGAGAGCCACGGCAACGTCATTTCGCGCTTCATTGATGCGCACCCGGCCAACACCTTGACCGTGATCGGCGAGCCCAACGCGCAGCGGAAATACACCGTCCACAAAGACCCTACCGGCCCGCTATTTATCCGCCGCGAGCTGGCGACCGATGGCGCTCCCATCACGGCCTATTTCGAGCAGAAGGCTTTCCGGCAATGGCTGCTGAAAATGGGCCATAACCCGCTGGAAGTGCGTCGCCAATGCCTGGAAGACGGCACACTGATTCAGGGCGGCCATCTGTTTGTCATGGGCAAGGGCACGCTGCACGCCAGCGGGCAGGTGAAGGTGTGGAAGGTCGATCTGACCAACCCGGCGGTGTCGGGGGTGCCCCGCGAAGTCCCTAAGCCGTCAGTCGCCGCTGGTTGATCTTGTCGAGCAGCCGGTTGAGGCTGTTCTCGGCACGGGCTTTGAGGCGGGTTTCGTCCACCTTGACGGCGGTGTTGAGCAACGCCACCGCCGCGTCCTTCTGGATCGACATGAGCTTGAGATAGTCAGGGCTGGTGGTGTCCAACTTGATCCCGACAATCTCGGTCAGCTTGCCGAGCGACAGCCCCACCCCATCATTGAGGGTTACGCGGTCGTCCACTGCATCCCCAGCGCGTAGCCCTGGGCTTGCAGTGTGGGCAATTGCTTCTTCAAGCGATCCCCAATGTCCGTCCGGTACATCGGGGAGTTCGGAAGCTCCAGCTTCTTCATGACCCGATAGGCCGCGTTCTTGGCTTGCAGGATCGTCTGCCCGGTGCCGTGCGTCACCAGCACATAGTCCCCCGCTGTCGTCCAGATCGGCCCCGTCTCTATCGCGTCCCCGAACATCTGCGGGGCTTCCCCCATCATTATCTCGCAGGGGGATATTTGGGACATCAGCGAGGGCTTCAATCCATAGATCGGTATCCCCCGCACTTCCTTCCGGGTGAATTGGCTGTAGGGATAGTCCGGGATCGACAGCACCACTCCCACGGCGATGGTGTCCATCAGCCAGTTGTTTGCGTCCCGTCCCTCGGCCAGATCGAGCAGCCATTCCGCGTGGTCCCCTTGGTGCAACGATTGCTGAATATTGAAAAGCGGCCAGCCGGGGCGGCAAGTGAATTCCAGGGGCAGCGGCGTGCCGTTCTCGTCAATAATGCAATTCACGTCAATGTAGCCGACATATCCCGCTTTTTCCAGCGCGTCGGCCACCGGCACCAATACCTTATCGGCCAGCTTTGATTTCTTCACTACCCGTAGCACGGTGCCCTGCTCGCCGGTCGCAACCCCGAGGTCGCCATTCATCAGCTTTTTGAATTCCCAATTCTCGCACCAGCCATCATTGAAGCCGCCGGGGCCGAACCAGCCGCCAACCGCCATTTCGGTGCCGGGGATAAATTCTTGCAAAATAAAAGACCGCTTGAGCTTGTTGGTCTTCTTCCACCGCTCCAGCATGAACACCATATCGGCGGGGTTTTTTGAGCAGTAGGACAGCGCCTTGTCGGCGTCGCCGTCCGGCTTCGACACGAAGCGCTTCATTTCGCGCTTCACATGCCGAATCGCCGCGTCATAGTCGTTGAAAACTTTGGAGTTGGGAACTTCAATCCCGGCCCGGCGGAAAATATTTTGCCCGGTGCCGCGCTCCAGTTCCCACTTGGCGCATTCAACATTGCAGCCGACAACGGGGATGCCTTCTTTGCGCCATACTTCCAGCTCGTCAATATACATGGTGTTGTCGGGGAGGAAAACGAGGTCAGCCCACCGCTTCCATTCCCGATAATCTGCCACAAGGTCAAGGAGCCCCTTACCGATGAACCGGGTCTTTTCGGTTTGCCGGATATAGACCTTGACCTTGTGGCCGTCATTCTGGCACCGCAGCGCCCAATCGACGACGTAGCCGCCCTTGTCGATAATAAGGATGCGGGCCATTTCCTCACGCCTTCCTGGAGACGGTTTTGCCTTTGGTTTTGGGCGCTGCCTTTGCTTTCATCGTCTTTGTTGTCATGATCGGTACTCCTATGCCCGCATGAAAATACTTGAGCGCGGGGCAAGGCGCTCAAGGTTTCTCCCGCTTCTTGGCGAGGGCGTCAGCCCGTAGTTTCTTCGTCCAGGCGCGAGTTGCCAAGCCCTTTTCGATCTTCTCCACCTTCTCCGGGTTCTGTTCATAGGCGGGTGCCGGGCGCACGCCAAGAATACGTTCCATCGGGGAGATGTTGGAGCCCGCTTTCTGGTGCATCAAAGAGCCGACCGCGATAGGTTCAATCTGCTCGGCGGCGTAGCCAAGGCGCTCCTTGGTACGCTCGCCCGGCTTGGCGCTGTCGGTGGGGTTGGCAATCGGCAGACCGCGCCAATCCTTATTGGTGGCGAGGTCAACGCCAAGCGACAGCGCCGGGTTGGCCTTGTTGGCAATTTCTTGCCCCGGATCGTGTGCGTAGCCAATGACATCCTTCATATAGCCCGGCACCATTCCCCGCTCGTCGGAGCCGTCAGGGTTTTTGCCTCCGGTTTTATAAAGCCCCAGCAGCGTGCGCTCGTCGGGCGTCTGGCCGGTCTTGAAATATTGCAGGATTGAGCCGGTCAAGCCGGTGACAATCGGGAGCGCCACAACATACTTGGCCCGCTCGGTCAGCCCCTTGCCGGTCGCAATGTCCTTCACGCCTCCACCAATCTCGCGGATTGTGCCGATGCCCCACCCCGGCGACAGCGTGACCACTTGGGCGATCTGCTTGCCGATCTTGTTCCAAAAAAGATTATCCTGCACCAGCTCGCCAAAGCGGTTGTCAATGCTATCCCATATCGCCCGCGCCGCCTTTTGTTCCTCGGCGGCAGCAGCGCTTGGATTGGCCCGCAGCCATTCGGCCATGTTGTCATAGAAGGCTCCGGCTTTAAGGGTCGGAATATATTTGTCGAACAGCGGGGCGGCGATGGTATCCATAAGCCGCCCGGCTTGCTTGATGACTTCCGGCGCGAAGCCCTTGGCCGTCATTACCTGCGCCCCGGCGGTCTTCATTTCCTTGCCAAGCGTGCCGCGCTGATAGGACTTCCAATAGCTTCCCTTGTCGGAAGCCATCATGGTTGGATCGCGCTTGATGATCCGCATATTGGCTTCGGAGCCGAGCTGCGCGATCTTGGAAAGCGGTGTCGGGCGATTGGTGCTGGTTGGCGTTGCCAGATATTCTTTCAGCAGCTCGCGCCCGCGCTGATAGGTCTTGACGGGGGCGGTGATTGCCAGCCCCGCAGTCTTGGCGGCCCGCAGCAAGTCGCCGCGTCCAGCCTGCCCGACAGCGCGGGCCACGTCATTGATAACCGCCTCATTGGCCATCGTCGTTGCATGGAAGGCCGACAGGCCGAGCTTGAGGCTGGTAATTGTATTAGCGGCGCGCTGCACCGTGTCATAGGCTTTGGCCGCATTGGGGCCGATATCCGCAAAGCCGCGAGAAACGAAATTATTGAAGACGGTGGCGGCACCCTCCGGTGCGTAGAGCTTCATCGGCCCTACCGGCGTAATCTTCTGCGACAGGCGGCCCTTCATCTCCATCCAGCCATCCGGCGCGGTGCCGGGCTTGAAATATTTGGCCTGCCCGCTACCGCGCATGGTGTCCACAATTTCGTTGGTGGCGAGGAAGCGATCCATGTTTGCAGCGTAGCGGATGGTAGCTTCCACCGGATCGGTCGTCTTGAGCTTGAGCCCGGCGCGGAGGCCATCTGCCACGGTGGGCAGTTCGCGGGCTTTGAGGTTGCGCCCGCTGCCCTGTTTGCCCACGAAATCGCTGGCAAACTGCGCCGCCTTCTGCGGGTTCTCCCACTCATGCACAAAGTAATCCTCAATGAAGCCTGCCTGCTGGGTGGAGGGCAACGTCCGATATTTGGCTGCGCGAAGCTGATTGGCTTCACGAATATCGTCGGCCACCTTCTGCAAAGCGGGGCTCGGGATCGTCGCCCCCTTGCTGCGGTTCTCCATATAATCAATCAGGTTGAGCCGGGCGGCCTCGGGTAGCTTGGCGATCATCGGCGCGTGCTGGGTCAACGCGGCTTCGGTGCGGGCTGTGTCACGCTCGCCGCGCCCAATCGCGCTGCGGATTGTCCCCTCCGCCGCCTGGGAAGATTTATCAACGGTCGTAGGCGACAGCATTTTTTCAATGGTCGTGCCCTTGGTCACGTCATAGATAAGCCCCGGCACCTTGCCAATCCGCGCAACCAGTCCGGGGCCGAGCATTTCCACCGCCGCCGTAGTCACATCCTTGGGGGTGCCCGTTGCCTTTTCAACAGGCTTGGAGACGATGCTTTCAACAGCGGCGTCAATCGGGGAAGCAATATAGCCGAGCGTTCCAAGGGCTGCGTCTTTGGCCCCCCCAAGGATTTCACCCTTGCCAATCCGCTTCACGCCGGTCTTGGCCTGCTCCAAATTTTCGCGCCATTTCTTGTCATAGGTCGGCGCGAAGTCGCGGATCGGCGCAGTAGCGGCGTCAAGAAGCTGGCGGCCCCGAGACGGCTTTGCGTCGGGGGCGGCCCCAAGGACACTATCCACGGAGAGCTTGGCCCCGTTCAATTCCTCGCTATGAAGCCGGGTGGGGACATCAAGCCCTGCGGCCTGCGCCCCCTTACCCGCAGTCTCGCGGGCTTCAAACTGTCCTTTGGCTGTGACGAAGCCCCGGGCTTTATCCGGCGTCGCCGGGCCAAGAATATCGTCATGGGTCTGGCCGAGCGTCCCCGGCACTACCCTGCCATCCTTCTTGATCGCCGGAGCTACAGGCGGCGGAGGGCCGAGGATATCATCAAGGCTGGGCATTGCCCGAAACCCCGAACTTGTCCGTCAAAATCTTCTCGGCGGTTGCCCGGTCAATCTTGCCCGCCTTGTAGGCTGCGGCAACATCGTCGGTGGATTTATAAGCGTCAAGCGTAGCGGGGGCCGCGTCGGGCTTTGCTGGTGCCGCAGGCTTGCCTGCGCCGCCGCGCTTAGCTTTAAAAGCGTTGGCGGAAGCCTCATAGGTCTTCTTGCTTTCCAGCATCGCAGCCTTGGCCGCCGCAACATCATCTGGAGAAGCTGTAGGGCTGGCGGCAAGCTGGCCATAGAGTTTGCGGTTCTCGTCAAACTCTTTGTAAGCCATATCCACTTCGGCCTTGTCGCCGGTCGCGTCAACCTTGCCCTTGTCCAGCTCCAGCTTTTGCTTCTGGATATCGGCAAGCTGCTGATTGATGCCCTTCTGTGTCTCTTCCAGCTTGGATTGCGCCTGGGCAACAGACAGACGCCCTTCCGCCACTGCAGCCCGCGCTTCGGCGGAGGCTTGCTTAATGGCCAGCTCGGCGCTCTTGTTGTCCACAACGCTTGAGCGGTAATCCACCAGATCGTCTTCCTTGCGCTCGGCCAAGTCCATACCGCGCCGCTTGAGTTGGAGCGACGTGGCGGCGGCCTGCGTCTCGGCTTTCTGCTGCATCAGCGGCATAAAAAACTTCTGGTAGAACTGTCCGCGCAACGGCGGCGGCAGATTTTGGGCAATCTCCGCCGATTGACGCACGAAGGGGTCCGGCGACTGCGCGGCTTGCTGAATTTGCTGCGGCGTCGGTCCCGCTGCCGCGCCCTGCGCCCCTTGCTGGTTGGGGCCAAGATTGGGCGGGGGCGGTGCTTGTGGCGGAGGACCACCACCGACGCCCGGCGGCGCGGTCCTAGGCGGCGGCCCGCCAAGCGACGGAGCCGGGGGCGGCATTTGCGGGCTACCCTGTTGCGGAGGCGGCGCCCCCATCTGCGGAGCGGGCTGGGGCGGCGGAGGGCCGCCCATTGGGGGCTGCGGCAGGCCGCCTTGCGGCGGCGTGGTGCCGGTGTTCTGCCCGGCGCTGGCGAAGAGATTGGCGATCTGATCGGGCGCGAAGTTGCCGATGGCGGTGTTGAGCGCGTTGGCGTCCTGGCTCTGCTGCTGGTTCTGCGCGAGCTGCTGCTGATCGGCGAGCATCTGGAGCTGCTGGAGCTGATTGGCGTTCTGCTGATTTTGCAGCGCCGCCGCACCGATATAGCCGTTGCCGAGTGCGCCGATGGACGAGTTGAGCGACATGATCCTGTTCCTAGGGGGTTGGGAAGGTCGGCGCGGCGAGGTCGGTGGTCGTGACCGGCGTGTAGCTCGGATAGTTCGACAGATCGCCCATTGAGCTATAGCCGCTGGAGCCACCACCGCCGTTGCTGCTGCCCCCGCTGTTCCAATTGTTATAGAGGTTGGACGCCTGCCCGAGCAAGCCACCGCTGTTGCTCTGATTGCCGATCAAGGTGTTGCTCAAGCCCTGGAGCCCGGCACCGAAGGCTTGGTTGGCCTGCTGCCCCTGCGCCCAAGAGCCCCGCGCCGCGCTGGCGTAAGCGTTCCCGGCGTTGGTGCCATTGTTCATGTAATTGAGCGAGTTCTGGATGCTCTGCTGATAGGGGATCATGCCAGTGTTGTAAGCTTGCTGGTAATTATTCAGCGCATTGCCCTGGTTGCCATAAATGGTTTGGCTGGCATTGTAGGGCATCGCCCCGGCGTTCTGCTGGAGCGTCGCCGCCGAGTTGCCGAGCGCCGCGCCCTGCGTGTACATATTACCATAGGTGGTGGCGGCGTTGCCGAGATTGCCATAGGCGGCAATCTGGTTGTTGGTGTTCTGTTGGGCTAAATTGTAGCCCATCGCCCCGCCCTGTGCGGTCTGTTGCGCTCCGGTCGCCGCCATTGAGTTTGCAGCGTTGGTGTTCTGCCCGATGCCCCCCACGGCGTTGACATAGTTCCCTAGCGCCGCCTGATTGACATTCTGGATGCCGGTGTAAGCCGTGCCGGGCATCGCCCCGCCGGTCGCGTAATTGGTACCCGCGCCGGTCCCCAAGCTGCTTGCGGTCTGGTCGGCGGCGGCGGCGCTGGAGAGCCCCTGCGCCTGTCGGCCAAGCTGCGCATTCTGCCAAGCGATATTGAAATTCTGGTCGCTGTTGTTCTCAATCCCCTGCCCGGCGGCGCTGGTATCGAGCCCGCGAGCTTCCAGCCCGGCGCGGGTCTGATCGGTGTTGAGCTGGAATTGCTGGTTATAGAGCGCCTGCTGCGGATCGAAGGCGGTGTTGAGGATCGAATTGCCCGCACCCGACATAGACGCAGCATTGCCATAATCGGTCAGCGCTTGGCCCTGCATCAATTGGCCGCCTTGCGCCGCCGCGCCGATGGTCTGCGCGTTATAGGGGTTGTTGACCGTGGCGTTATAGGTGTTCGCCGCCGCCGGGAGCATCCCCATGTCGGTGGAGGCAAGCTGCGAACCCTGATTATAAGCTCCGGTGCCAACATTCATGAGATACTGGCCGCCGGTCTGAGCTTCGCCCATCGCAAGGCCATAGCCGGGATTGTTCGCGGCCTGCGAATAAAGGCCGCCCACATCGCCAATCATCCCGGCAGTGTTGCCGAGCATCCCCACGCCTCCCGAGGCGACATTGCCCGCCCAACCCGAAGTCGCGCCCGCCGTGTTGGAGGCGTTCTGGTAAGACGTATTGTAGGGGTCATTGTAAAGATTATTGGCGACCGAACCAAATTCGGGGGCCAAAGTGCCCCAAGGACTTTGCCCGGTAATGTAGCTCTGCTGGGTGTTGAAATTGGCGTCTTGGCCCGAAAGGTTGTTCGGGATGTAGATATTGGGGGCTGCGCCGCCGCTGCCCGCGCCCGCCGAGCCGCCGCTGGGGCCGCTGACCGAATTGGCGATGCCGAGGCCCAAAGTGCCCGCACCGATTGCCACCCCTGCCGCTGCGAGCCCCATAGCCTAGTCTCCCTCAAACGCAATCTTGAACAGCTCGCCATCCGGGACCGCCCCGCAGCGACGATAGAGTGCCGACATCCGGGGGCCACTGCCTCGCGGCCCGGCACGCAACAGGACTTCGGAAACCCCGCGCTCCTTCAACATCCTAATGGAAGCCCGTTGAAGTTTCAACCCAAGCCCCGGAAAGTCAGGCGAAGCAAAGAATGTGGTATGCATGGCGACCTTGATATCCTCGCGCTCCAGCGATGGACCAATCAGCGACATGAGATAGCCGAAAACACGGCCATTGCATCGCGCCGTCACCACCTGGAGCCCCCCGAGCTTTTCCAGCACCCGCATGAGCGGCAAATTCTTGGTCGAATAAGCGTCCGGCGCTTCGCCGACTTCCACAAGATGCTCGGCAAACAGCTTGCCGCTGTCGCGGTAAAAGTCCTCAAAGGGCTCGGCGGCGATCACTAGCCCCTCGGCCCCGGCGATCTGGCGCACCGCTAAACCGGACAGAATGGTTTGCTTCGCCATGCCCGCCAGCTTGTCGAGCTGCGGCTTGTAGGCGGCGACATAGCGCAGCAGCGCGGCCATGTTGATCTGCACATTCTCGTCAGCCAGCTTTTCCCACCAAGCCGGATCGGGCGCATAGGGCAGGCAATGGGCGAACAGTCGGGCGCAAGCGTCCTCACCACGCAGCTCGTCAAAGGTGATGGTGAGAGCGTCGGGAATGCGCCGTTCGATCTGGTCCAGCTTGCGGGCGTGTACTTCCATCGCCCTAGTCAGCAGCGCCGTGTCGCCGGGCACGCCAGCGCGGCGCAGGCTGTCCACTACTTCGGGGATCGGGCGGCGGATAATTGCCACCCCCGCCTCGGGGCAATAGGTTCGCGCCAGCCGCCAGAAAGGCGCGGCGGCAGTCTCGACGGTGCCGGTGTTGGGCTGGGTGAACCAAGCGCGAATGTCGTCCAGGCTGCGCATGTGTTGCAGCTCGTCATGGCCGCAATACCAGTCCCGGTAAGAAAGAAATTTGGCCGCCCAAGCGGTGCGGCTGCGCGGGAGAGCATAAACGATAAATGGGGGCATCTATCTCTCCAAGAAGAGAAGGGGGCCGAAGCCCCCTTCTCATTTAGAAGTCAGCCGAGATACCGAGCGTGCCCGCCGTACCCCCGCCGATTAGCGCGGTCCCGGTGCCGAGGGCGATGGTGCCGCCGGTCGTGCAAGTCAGCGCAGCGGCATTTGGCGTACTCGCCGAGGCCGTGGCCGCCAAGGTGGTGCAGGTGCCCGCCGTGCCCGCCGTCAGCCAGATACCGAAGCTGGTAGCCGTCGAAACGGTGGTGGTCGGGGTGGCCCGCATCGTGACCGGCAGGATGTAGCTGCACCGGACGGTGGTGTTGGCCGTCACTACGTTGCAGACGGACGGGAAGGTGTAGGTAGCGGCCAGATCGGCGACCTGGACATAATACCGCTGATATTTCGCCAGCTCGATACCGTAAGGACGGTACTCAAAAGCCGAAGCCGTGGTGCCTTGTTCAAGCTGGACATCGGCAAGAGCGAAGCCATCCGTCGATCCGGCACCCGTCGCGGTTGGGGTGAAGCAGATTTCGACGCCAATTTCGTTGGCGGTGGTCGGAATGGAGCCAGTCAGGGTGTAACGGTTCCAGGTGGAGGCCGACAAGGTGTAAGCCGCCGTGATGGAGCTGTTGATGCCGGTCCAGGCCGGGGTGATCGCCGGGGAGGCGGTCAGCGTGCCCAATCCCTGATCGGTGCCGGTGCCATAGATGATATAGGCGTTGATGACATTGCCGTTATCCGCCGCCAAGCCGCTGAGAGCCTGGGCATAGAACGACAGCGTGACCGGCTGGCCCTGCAAGTCCTGACTTTCCGAGGTCGGGACTTCGTGTATGGTGCAAACCGGCTGGGTCAATGCGCCCGAGTTGCGATAAACTTTGAAGCTCTGCGCCGAGCCCGTAACCGGCGACGGGGTGCCGGTGATGATCTGACCGTAGCCCGCGCCCGAAGTCACGTTGGTCGAAACGGCCCAACGATCCGGCACATAAACGGGTGCGCCGGTCGTGCCGCCCGCCGTCGCGGCGGTGCCGCGTTGCTGCACGGCAAACTCGCCGTTATCGACGTAATTGCGCCACGCCGAGAAGGTCGCCATGCTCTGCGGCGTGACGGCATTATTGACGTTGGTGATGGCGAGGTTCACATCCGGCAGATCGCCGGGCAAGGAAGACTGGCCGAGCGTTACCTGCGGCACGCTGGCAGCAAAAGCGGTGTTCGCAACCATAGCAAACGCCGCAACGAGAGCGGAAAATTTACGCATAGTACCCTCCAAAGTTAGGCGTTTGCCTGCTGCAATCTAAATCATCGCTGCCGCGCTGTCCAGATTTGCCCCGATAATCCCCTCCAGCGAGGCGATATACTTGTCAATGTCGTGGTCGCCGATGGACGGCAATATTCCCCGCCAGCCGATGACCATTTCCATTGAGCCCGTCTTGTTGAGCCACGTCATCGGCTCCGGCTGCGACCAGCGCATATCCGCGAGCGGCCACAAGGGCGCGAAATCGTGCCGGTTCACCACCCGCACCGGGTTGATGCCGAGCGCGTCCCAAAAGGCTTTGTTGGCTCCCTTGGGAGCGCCGAAGCTGACGGCGGCGACGGAATAGCCCGCGTCATGGCCGAGCCGCTGCGCAAGGTTAGCCCGCACGCCCCCGAGGCTGTGCCCGGTGAAGGTGATGATGGTGCAGCCGACCGGCAACGCGGCGAGGATATCCGGCCAAATGGCGTACATCGGCGCATAGAAGCCCTTATGCACTTGCCCCTCGGGGCCGAGGTCAATGGTGCCATCGTCCAGATCGTCCCAAATCTCTTGGGGGTCGGTATTCTGCGCGAAGCGCGTGCCCTGGAAGCACACCGCTGCCTCCGGCACGCCATCAACCTCTTCCGAGGCGATGATCGCCACACATTCATCCGACGCCACGCGGGCAACATAGGTGTAATCCAATGCCTCCACCGCCGCCTTCACGTCCGTCTCGGCCATCAGATAGGCCGCTGCGGAAAGCTTCGCCAAGCGAAGCAGGATTTGGTTGTCGGTCATTTGCAAGTCGGGGCTGTGCCCGTAGGGTCGCCCATACGGATCATAGTAAAGTCGTTGGCAAAGGGGGGGAAAGCGTTGTGAACGACAACACAAACATTCGTCTTATCGTCCTTGAGCGCGTTCGCGGCATCGGTAACGGATGTCCCGGCACAGCCGGATAGCGTAAGCACCGCCAGCATCGCACAGATAGCTCCACGGTTCATGCTGTTGCTCCTTTGTCAGCAGTAATGGCCTGCTGGAGAGCCAGCAGGAGGACAGCCCCAAGGGCGTGCCAATTGATCGGGCCGGGACCGGCGACCAGCGCCGCCGTGTGGCCTATGGCGAAATAGAGGGCCGCCTTAGTTGACGGTTCATCCAGTCGCGCCAGAAGCCACGCGCTCACGCCGGTTGCTCCGGTGCGGGGGCCGGGCCGAGGTCCATCACCGTGACCGTCAGGCCGCCCTGATCCTCCACGGTCGTCACCGGCTCCGGCAGCAGGCCGTGGTCCACTATCTCCGTCACCGGCTCGTCCAGGTTCGACAGGACCGCTCCCGTCTCCACCGGCTGCAACACCGGCAACGGCGTCGGGCTCGGCGGCGAGGCTGGGAGGGCTGCTTGCTCCAAAGGGAGGAGATCGAAGACCACCCCCTCGGAAACGACTTTCCAATTCGCCAGATACTCGGCGACGGTGGCCGCGCCTCGCGGCGTGTTGTACCACTGCTTGTAGTAAGCGGCCTGTTCCTCGGGCGTCGTGCCGATGGTGCCGGGGGCACGCTCATAGAGCAGCCGGGCGGTCGCCGCGTCCTTGATGTCGCCTTCTAGGCGCTCCAGCGCTTCAGCCCACTCGGGATGGCGCACCGTCGCCCAATGGGTGATGTCGGCGCGGGTAGCGTCTTCAATCTCAAACGGCCCCTTGGCCGGGCCGCCGCCGATCTGGTTGATGTCGCGCAAGCCGCTTTCCTGCATGGCGGTGCCAAGCAGCAATTGCCGCGCCACAACGCTGTCGAGCATCAGCGCGTCGAGCGCTGGCACGATCACGCTGTCAAGAAAGTCCTGTCCCCTGCTCATTCTCTGCTCTCCCGTAGAATGTCGCCTAGTCTGTCAATCTTTGCCTCCAGGCGGTTGAAATCGACTTTGGTGATGTAATCCTTGGCAGTAGCTTCCCGGTGCGCGGCCAGCCCGTTGCGCTGCTCGTTGATCGCTTCCCACAACTCGTCATGGTGCGCTTCGTTGGTGTCCACCACCTTCTCCTGCCGTTTCCATACCAAGCCAAAAGCCCCGGCGGCAATGGGCATGAAGATGCCGGTAAGAATTTCCCAAGTCGTCAGCTCAGCCGCCATAATCCGGTCTTCCGTCTTAGCCGTTGTCGAGCTGCGTCATCGCGGCGAGAACCGCCGCCCTGAACGTCGCCCAAGCCGGGGCAATGGTGTTGATCTGATAGGCGAAGACGGTGCCCTGCGCCCCCGGCGTCGCGTTCGGCACCACACCGAAATTGGAGCCGGTTTCATACTCGGTCCCCGCCGTTCCGGTGAAGCCGCTGGCGGCATCGGCCACGGCCCCGGCAAGACGACTAATTTGCTGGTCGAGCTGAAAGAAATTCTCAACCATCGAATTAGACATACCACCGAGCGGGGTGGCCCCGTTGACGATAAGGGCGCTCATGACAATACTCCTGCGGCTTTAAGGTAAAGGGCGGTCGCTTGGGCAGTCTTGCCCTTAGCGGCGAGTTTAGCGGCTTGCCGCTGCAATGAAGCGTTATAGGACGCGGTGATAAGGGGTGCCTGCAATCCTTGCTGCACGGAAATTTGCGCGGGATTTGGTGGCTTTTGAACAAAAATACCGCCCGAATAAGTATAGCCATTTCCCGGCCAGGGCGAAGGTAGGGTGACGCTATTGACCGCTGTCACCCCTAATGCCGCCGGATAGACGCAATCAGGTTTGCCGCCAATGATTGCGATGACATCACCCGCCGCGTCGGTCGTCGCGCTATCGCACGTCTGGAGTACCGCCGTGCCGGACAGAATGATGGTCGTCATGCCGCAATCTCCACATTAAGCAGGCGCGGCTGCGTCACAGATTTGCTCCCCGCCGTGCCGTCATAAGTCTGCCCAAAAATTGCCACTCGGTTTGCCGCAACAGCGGGAGTGTACGAAAAGACAAATGCCGGGACTTCAAGCGGGGGCACGGAAATGGTACCCCGGAAATTGACAGCCACCCCGTTGGTTCGCACGACAGCAAGCGATGGCGCAGAAGCGCCGGGCTGTCCCACAAACACATAGTCGCCGTTCGATAAAATCGCGGCGCTGCCCTGAGACGGGATGGCGTTCGGTAGCTCCTTCATCACCCGACCGGAACCGTAGGTGATAGTGGTCCCCGAAATTTGCGATGGCATGATGTAGGGGGCGACGCCGTTGGCAACGGCCACGCCTTGTTTCAAAGACAGATAGGCCGTATTACCTCCGGTTGGCGGGAGAGCAATGCCGTACCCTTGATTTGTAGGCGTACCGGTGTCTTGCACGTTCCCAAACATGATCGTGCCCGCCGTTAGTGTCCCGCTGTTGTTGGTCAGAACGACGCTACGCGACGGGTTGGAACCTGCCGGGGTGTAGGTGTAGTGACAGGTGGTGGCGGTGATCGGGAACATCGGCGGGGCCGAGACGGTCCAACCGCACTCCGAGGCCCCCGTTGCCTGAAAAGAGACCATGCTACTCTCAATGGTCAGCGCAGTGCCCCAAGTGACGGTCGTGCCGCTGGTCGAAAGCGTGATTGCGTAAGAAATGGTTGATCCCGATCCGCCATCTACGCCGAGGACGATAGTGCCGCTCGAAAGCTGGCAGGCCGGAAAGCCGTTCGCGTTCGATGACCCAGTGGGGGAGTTGGCCGCAGTTCCTTTTGAGCAAGTGGTCCCGCTCACGCTGACCACCACCGCGCCGACCGTTCCGTTAATGTTGTAAATTACGGTCGCCGTCGAGGCCGTAATTGGGTACACGCCCAAATATTCACCGTACAGATTGGCGTTCTGAATAAGGCTTAAAGGCGTTCCAATAGTTACGGTAGTTCCGCTTACGCCAATTGCGACCGCATAGACTTGCTGCGTCGAAGTTGTGTCTTGATAGACTGCCAGATAAAGAGAACCCGCAACCAGCGTAGCCACGAAAGGATTGCTCAGCGCATAGTTGACATAGTGCATATAATTCCAAGGCTGTCCGACCTGCATGGTAGCCGTCAATGCCTGCGGCGTGCCGACCGATAGCCCATAAGAGCCGACCGATCCGGTGACAGAAATCACCACGGCATGGTTATCGGTTGCGCTTGCGCCATAGAGGACAAGGGCCGTAGTCGCGGTCAGCGGGAAAGCCGCGCAAACTTGCGAGCTGGCCGTTGCGGTGATCGTCACTGGGGTTGTGGCGACTTCGGTGATGTTGTCGAGCAAGAACGCCGCGACGCCGCCGCTCGCCAGCGTGACAAAGTGCATCGAGAGGTTCGCGCTCAGGACGCAGTTGACATCCGAAGGCGTCGAATAGGTCAGGCTCAAAGTCGTATCGTAGGTCATAAGGCCGGGCTCCAAGCCCGAACCAGTGATCGACCAAACGCCCGCTTGCGTACCGGTTGCTTGCAGCGAAACCAATGCTTGGCCGCCCGCCGCCACCGCCCCCAAAAGCGTTCCTGCGTTGTTGCGAATACCAACCGGATAAGCGCCCTTGGTATTGTCAATGATGAAGTCCGGCCCCCCGAGAACGCCGCTCACTGCCGAAGGGAGCGTTACCGACTGCCCGATGGCCGTCATCTGGCAAGAAACGTAAAGATTATAGACCGCAAGGGTCGTACTGGTTGCCACCATTTGAACGGTGCGAATGCCTGGGGCAACCAGCGGGCCGCCCGAAGCCAACGCTGCGCCGGTTTGCCGCCAAACTCCCGCACCTTCATAATTGAAGGTCAGCACATCGCCCACCGAGGTCGTATAGCTACCGCCACCGATGAGAATATTCGCGCTATTGGTAATGGTAAACGCGCCTGCCGCAACGATGGTGCGCCGCTGTCCGGCCTGCCCTGTCGAGCCAAAACTGGTAATGGTCGTGGTTCCGGTGATTTGGATATAATTCCCAGTCTGGATGCCAAGGTCTACCGTCGCCGCCGAGGCTACGCCGCTGACATAGTTCTCGTTGACGGCATTCAGCAGATTACCGCCAACCGCGCCGATCAACTGCCAATAGGTACCATCGAATTCGACAATATAGCTCGCCCCGGGCTGAATAGCGTTTGGCACCAACGGCTGGCCGCCCTGCTGCACAGCCTTCGCGGCTAACCCATCAAGGGCAATTGTCGGTGCGGTCGCCGTGGTTGAATTGGCTGCTTTGAAAACGGCCTGAGTGCCTGCTGCGAGGGTCGTAATTGGGTTGATTGACGCCAAAGTAATCGCGTTGGCGGTCCCTCCA